GAGCACCTCCGTCGTTGCTGGCTAGGTTGTTACAGAGTTTATACATAGGCCCTGAATTGTCGATAAGCAAGGGCGGCTGTCAATCTGCGCCCTTTTACATCCGGTCGCCTGCGAGTATATGAAGTCGCACGGAATGATAGAGGCTGTTTGACTGTTCGTATATACAGTATTTTGTTTCAGATTCGCCTAATCAGCTTGTTTAATGCATAAATATGCAAATTAGCATTTGCCATTCGCAAAAACTCTCGTCACTATTCCGGTTATGCAAAAACGCAACGTTTCTATCGTCTTGAAAGAGCTGCTGGATCGCGACCGAATCTCCCCCACGGAGCTTCATCGGCGCACTGGCGTGCCTCAATCCACCCTGTCCCGGATCCTCAGCGGCAAGATCGTTGATCCGTCGGACAAACACATCTCACGCATCGCCGAATACTTCCGCGTCAGCACCGACCACCTGCGCGGACGCGCAGCGGTAGGTACCTTGCGTGATGACGGGCGCGACCCGATGCATTCGGAACTCAAGGACATAAGCCTGTGGGACGACGACACCCCCGTTAATGATGACGAGGTGTCGATCCCCTTTCTGCGTGAGGTTGAATTGGCTGCTGGATCAGGAAGATTCGTCATCGAGGAAAGCGAGAAGGCCAGCCTGCGCTTTGGAAAGCGCAGCCTGCGGCATAACGGCGTGCAGTTCGACCAGGCCAAATGCGTGACGGTACGTGGCAACAGTATGTTGCCGGTGCTTCGCGATGGCGCGACGGTGGGGGTGAATGCCGGCAAGAGCGGGATTGGCGATATTGTCGATGGTGACCTGTACGCCATCAATCATAATGGCCAGCTGCGGGTGAAACAGCTCTACCGCCTGCCGTCCGGGATTCGTCTGCGCAGTTTCAATCGTGACGAGCATCCGGACGAGGACTACAGCTTCCAGGATATCCAGGATGAGCAGATCAGCATCCTCGGCCATGTGTTCTGGTGGGGCATGTATGCCCGCTGACCTACTTACGTAAGACAAAGCCCGCCAACGAGCGGGTTTTTTTTCGCCTGGGGAAAACCGGCAAACCCTTTGCCCACGGGCTCTTGATGCACGAGCGCATGAACCAAGCAAAAATAAATGCATTTGTGCATTGACTGTATATGCGTACATGCATATTCTTCATCTCAAGCCAGCCAACAAGGCCTGGTGGAGGCGGCAAGGATGCTGCCAAGGAAGACAAGGAAGGCACGCAACACCGGCAAGGACGCCATCGAAGCGATGGCAAGGATGCCAGGCGACACCGGCAAGGATGCCGACGCTCTTTAGTGGTAGCGCTTCAAAAACAGGCAGCGATGAACCGGCCTTAACGGTTCAGAGGGTTGGCAACTGACCCGGGTGTGCAGCGTAAAGCACCAGAAGCAGTTATCCGGCAGACAGGGATCGTGGTCGGAAAAACATTGAGGAAAGGACCGTACCGCGCCAGTAGCGCCGAAAGTCCGCAGACAGCATTACTGAAAAGCCTGGGCAACCGGGCTTTTTGGAATGCCTACCTATCGAAGTATGTGTAATTGAAAAACGGACTATTCAGTGCTCAGCCAGGAGGCGTGACATGACAAACGAACAACAAGCGTTAGCGGAAATGCCTATCTGGCTGGTGATTATATTGGCGTTGATCGGCGGGGTGTCCGGCGAAATGTGGCGCGCCGACAAGGAGGGCGCCCGCGGCTGGTCGCTGATTCGGCGCCTGGCGCTCCGCTCCGGGGCGTGCATGGTCTGCGGGGTTTCGGCCCTGATGCTGTGCTACGCCGCCGGTATGTCCATCTGGACCGCCGGCGCCATTGGTTGCCTGACCGCCATGGCTGGTGCCGACGTGGCCATCGGCCTTTATGAGCGCTGGGCGGCCAAGCGCATCGGGATCAATGAAGGCTCCCGTCAGGACCCGCAGTAACCGCAAGGACGCTACTCAAATGACCCTTATCGAAAAGCCATCCCAACTCCCCCAGGCTATCGGCGTGGCGCTGCATGCAGCCTTCCCCGACCTCAGGGTCGGCAGCCACCAGGACTTCCAGAGCGACGGCGAAAAAACCGGCGTGATGGTCACCGTTGAAGGCAATGGTCCTGGCATCCGCTCTCGCGAAGGCCGCAAGGCCCATGCCCTGGCCATTTCGCTCACCGTCATGGTTGCCCCCGGCGCCTTGCCGTTCGATGCCTGCGACCTGGCCAGCCAGTTGATGGACCTGGTGCTGGACAACCGTTGGAGCCTGCCCCAGTCCCAGTGCGATTTGCCAATGAATATCGTCGCCGCTCCCTCTGGGCGTACGACCGCGGCAACAGCCTACGACACCTGGACAGTGTCCTTCACTCAAACCCTCTACCTCGGACCCGTGTTGCTCGATGATCCTACAGGCCAACCGCTTTTTGCCTCTACCTGGGACGTCTTGGACATCGATGACCCCGATCAATACAAGCCACTGGCGGAGTAGCCCATGTTCGACGCGCTGTTACGCATGCAACTGGGGCCGATTGTCGAGCGCCTGGCGGAGATGGAGGCCCAACTCGAAGACCTCTACCGACGCGCTGAAAGCTTCTGCCGCATCGGCGTTTGCCAACAGGTCGACGCCGCCAGCAATACCTGCAGGGTCAGCCACGGCGAGTTGCTCACGCCGGCCATCCGCTTTTTCAACCCCAGCGCCGGTGCGCAAACCGAAACCCGTATTCCATCCGTGGGCGAGCAATGCCTGCTGCTCAACTACGGCGGTGGGGAAGGGGGCTCACAGTCTGTGGCGCTGTTCGGCCTCAACAGTAGTCGCTTTCCGCCTGTTTCCACTGTGCCGTCCTTGACCCGGCGGCGCCATCAGGACGGCACACAGAGCGACTACGACGACGCCAGTCATACGTTCAACTGGGTCAACGGGCCGACGACGTTCAGCGCTTCCCGCGAACAGGTCGACGTCAAGGTCGGCGCCGCCAGCCTGACCCTCAGCCCGCAGGGCATCACCTTGCAAATCGGCGGCACCGCACTGCTGCTGGATGCCGGCGGCGCTCACTTCAGCGGCCCGGTGATAGACCACCAAGGTCGAGTCATCAGCCCCTGATAAGGACATTCCATGATCGGCATCGATCGCAACACCGGGGCAGCCGTTGATGACTGGCTGCAATTCGTGCAGCGCGCCACCCGAGCGCTGACCACACCCGTCGGCACGCGGCAGAAGCGTCCGCTGTATGGCTCGCTGATCCCGCAACTGCTCGGGCAGAACCTTGGCGATGACCTGCTGCTGCTCGCTCAAAGCCACGCCGCCCAAGCGTTTTACAACGCGCAGAACGGCATCGGCGATTTCCAGCCCGAGGTCATCGTCGCCACTCGCCAGGGCGCCGGGCTGCTGCTGCGCTTTGCCGGCACCTGGAAAAACCGCCAACAATCCTTCGAGGTCGTGACATGAGCATGCTGATCCCTGGCCAGAACCAACTGGCCGAGCCGGCGATTATTGCAGTCGATGAGTTCGAGCCGCTGCTCGCCGAATTCAAGGCGTTCGTGGTCGATTACGTCGCCACCCGTGCACCGCAAAGCGCGGCCAAACTCAAGGTCAGCCTCGACAACGAAAGTGAACTGCTGACGTTGGCGCTCGAGGCCTTTTGCGTGCGCCTGCAAACCCATGAGCGCAAATACAATGCACGCATCAAGCAGATGCTGGCGTGGTGGGCCACCGGCAGTAATCTGGATGCGCGCTTGGCTGACATGGGCCTTGAACGCCAGGTGCTCGATCCCGGTGATCCGGCGGCCTTCCCGCCCGTGCCGCCGACCCTGGAAAGCGACGACGATGCGCGCTTGCGCTATTACCTCGCGCCCCATGCCCCGGCTGCCGGCTCGCGGATGCAGTATCGCCGCGAAGTGTTCACCCTTGGCGAGCGACCCACCGTCAAGGTACAGAGCGCCTCGCCGGGCGTGGTGACCGTCAACTACACCTTCGACCCGGACGGCTATGCGGCACAGGTCAAGGACGGCAATGGCCGTCGCACCGCGCCCGGCGAGGTGATGGTCACCGTGTTGTCTCGTGAGGGCGACGGTACCCCATCTGCCGATTTGCTTGACGGTGTACGCCGACATTTCGCACGGCCGGATGTACGGCCGGAAACCGATCTCGTCACCGTCCAGGGCGCACAAATTCAACCCTACAAGATTCGCGTCATCGCCAAAATCAACGCCGGCCCGGACTCGGGCCTGACCCAAGTGGCGGCGCAGCAATTGCTGCAGACTTACGCGGACTCCTGTCATCGCCTGGAAGGGCGCGTCGACCCCAGCTGGATCGACTACGCCATCCACAGTGCAGGGGCGGCGCAACTGCAAATCCTTGAACCGCTGGCGCCGATTGTCAGCAGCGCGTTCCAGGCCCCGTATTGCACGGGTGTCGAGGTGGAGGTGCGTACGCTATGAGTGAACCTGACGCGAGTTTGTTGCCGGCCAACAGTTCACCGCTGGAAAAGGCCCTGGACTTGGGCTTCGGCCAGTTGCTCGAGCGAGTCACGCCGCCGTTTCCGGCGTTGATGAACCCACTGCAAACTCCCAGCGAATTTCTTCCTTACCTGGCCGCCGACCGCGGCGTCAGTGAATGGGATGCCGACGCCAGCGAATCGGAAAAGCGCCTGACCGTGGCCTTGTCCTGGCAGATCCAGCGCCAGGCCGGCACACCCAAGGCGCTGAGCTATGCGGTGGAGTCACTGGGATTCACCCCCAACATCAGCGCCTGGTATCAGCAGCGGCCAATCGGTACGCCCTATACCTTCGACGTGCAGGCGATCATTGGGCGCAGTTGGTCCAGTGGCGACCACAACCGGCTGATCCGCCGCATCAACGCAGCCAAAAGCGAGCGGGATCAGGCGACGATTACGGTTGTTCACGAAACCGAAGGTCGGCTTGCGTTGACGCAGGTCCTTCATGCCCCGCTAAGCGACGGCGAGCTGTATTTAAACGGCGCGCTGCCGGAGTTTGCATTGGCTGCTCGACTTAACAGTGTCGGCGTTGCCCGGCACTACACCATTAACGACTACGACCTCAGGGCGCAGCCATGACAGATGAAATCACGCGCCTGGTGCGCTTCACCTCCAAGGGTTTGGATGAAGTGCTGCAGGCAAAGAACCAGGGCCTCAAAGCCGAAATCACCCACATCGGCGCCGGCACTGGCCGCTACAACCCTGATGGCACAGAAGTGGCCTTGCACGATGAGCGCCAACGGGTCGCCATCGTGGATTACGAAGACCTGGGCGAGCGCCAACTCAGGATGGCCGCGCTGTTTGACGGCGACGGTGAGTATGAGATTGGCGAGTTCGGTTTTTACCTCGCCAGTGGAACCTTGCTGGCGGTGTATTCCGTGGCAGGGAAGTTGCTGACGTATAAAGCAGCGGCGGCGCGGGTACTGCAGAAGTTCACGCTGGATATTTCGCCGTTGCCGGCGGATAGCGTGACGATTGTGGTGGGGGGAGATAATCTCAATATTTTGTTGGCGGAGGATATTGCGGTACTTGCCACTGCGAATATTGACAATATGGCGCGTCAAACCGAGTTGTTGTTTCGTGTGATAACGCTGGAAGCGAGCCGTTAGGGCATTAACAAATTAAGGAGTTACACGTGAGTTTAGAATCGACTATTACATCGCTGGTGACAGCAGCGAATAATTTGACCGCTGCGGTTAATGGGAAAATTGGAAGTATCAATGCGACGATGGCAGGTGCGCTGGCTCAGTTCAATGAGTGGCGCAGTCTAAAAGATGTCGAAGGCGATCCAAATTATCCGGGCACCATCCGCAGTACAATTTTCCAAGGGCACGTCTATGGTACAGGTGGCGTATACGAGGCTTTGGCGATAGGTGATTTTAAGCCAGCCGACTTGGGAGCCAGTACCAACGTTTATATACATTTTCAGATCCCCCTGAATATCAATGTCAATTCTGAGATGTTCTGGTTCAACATCAAGGGGTATAGCTACGGTACGGCAAAAATTATCGACGAAACGCTCGTTGGTTATTGCTATCAGCCGAATCGGACGCTGCACAACGCGTCCACGTTCGGGAATATGACTCCAGCCGTTTACGTAGACGCAAATGGCAATATTGTCATGCGAATTTTGATTCCAAATATTTACTACACCACTGTGCGTATAGACACCATGCGTGTCGGTAATGGTCGTCTATTTAATCTCGGTGATCTTAAAACCAAAGTCTCGTTGGCTGACACTGTGATTTTTAGTTAAGGAGGAATGGAAATGTCTGAACTATCTAACGTCGAAAATCCAACATTTAAGATTGCTACGCCGACACCTGAAATTGAATGGGCTGCCATCCGTGCGCGTCGGGACCAGTTGCTAAGGGCAACCGATTTCACTCAACTGCCCGATTATCCCGCTTCCGATGCGCAACGAACTGAAGTGGCGGCCTATCGCAAAGCATTGCGTGATATTCCTGAACAGGCAGCTGAACCATCGGCGCTGGAGTGGCCCTTGTTGCCCACGTTCCTGAAATAACCCCACCGCGAAAGCGGTTTTTTTTCGCCTCCCCAAAGCCCCTTCCACAGGGGCTTTTGCATTTTCCACCCGGAGATTTCCACCCATGCCCACCCGCCAAACCTACACCGTCCTCATCCCTTTCCCCATCGGTAACGGCCACTGGTCCACCGCTGGCGAGGAGCTTGAATTGCTGGACGTCGAAGCATCCGCCCTGCGCACCGCCGGCCGCCTGGAACTGACCAGCGTCCTCAACTCCACCCCCAAGAAGGCTGACTAATCATGGCTGAGGTTTTGAACTTCGAGCACAACGGCATCACCGTGAATGCCACCGAATCCCCCGAGGCCATGGGTGGCCTGGGTGATAACGTCATCGGCTTGGTGGGCACTGCCCCCAACGCCCATGCCTCGATCCCGAAAAACGCCCCGTTCCGCATCAACAGCTTTACCACCCAGGCGCTGCTGGACCCTACCGGTGCCGAGTCGGGCACGCTGTTCCAGGCGGTGTACCAGATCCTCAAAGTGGTGAAGGTGCCGGTCTATGTGGTCATCGTCGAAGAAGGCGCCACGCCGGCCGACACGGTCAACAATGTGATCGGCGGCAACGACCCCGTCACCGGCCGCAAACTCGGCCTGGCTGCCCTGGGCAGCGTGCCTGAAGACCTGACCATCATCGGTGCACCGGGCTTTACCGGCACCAAGGCTGTGGCCGGTGAGTTCGCCTCCTTCGGCAAACGCATCAAGGCGCGTGTGGTGCTGGATGGCAAGGACGCTTCGGTTGCCGATCAAGTGACCTACAGCGGCGAACTGGGCGGTGCCGACCTCGGCTTCGACCGTTGCCTGCTGGTGCACAACATGCCTTCGGTGTATTCCAAGGCCGCGAAAAAGAACGTGTTCCTGTCGCCGTCCTCGTTGGCCATCGCCGCGCTTGCCAAGGTCAAGCAATGGGAAAGCCCTGGTAATCAGGTGACCTTCGCCGAAGACGTTTCCCGCGTCGTCGAATACAACATCCTCGACACCTCCACCGAAGGCGACCTGCTCAACCGTTACGGCGTGAGCTACTACGCCCGCACGGTGCTCGGCGGTTTCTCGCTGCTGGGTAACCGTTCCATCACCGGCAAGTTCATCAGCTACGTTGGCCTCGAAGACGCCATCAGCCGCAAGCTGGTCAAGGCCGGCCAGAAGGCCATGGCCAAGAACCTCACCAAGTCCTTCATGGACCAGGAGGTCAAGCGCATCAATGACTGGCTGCAAACCCTGGTTGCCGACGAAACCATCCCTGGCGGCAGCGTCTACCTGCATCCGGAGTTGAACAGCGTCGAGAAATACAAGAACGGCACCTGGTTCATCGTCATCGACTACGGCCGCTACGCACCGAACGAACACATGGTTTATCAACTCAACGCCCGCGATGAAATCATCGAGCAGTTCCTGGAGGACGTTCTCTAATGTTTACCAACCGAGTCAGACAGGCCATTGCGGCCACCCTTCAAGGCCTGCCGTTGTCGGCAACCGTGGAAGAGTTCACCCCGCCGAAGATCGAATTCGACATGGAAGCCATGTCCGGCGGGCGCTTCATCGCCGAGGAAATGGCCAAGAGCGGCAAGGTGCTGAACGCCAAGTTGATCCTCCAGGGTGCCGGCCCGGAAATCATGCTGGCGTTGGGCGTGCGCATGGGCGACGACATCCTGCTGAACGTGCGTGAAGCCGGCCAGGATCAGGACGGCAAGACCTACTTCACCTACCACACCGTCGGCGGCAAGCTCAAATCCCTTGAGGAGGCGAAGCTGAAAATGGGCGACAAGGCCACCACCACTCTGGAACTGTCCTGCCGTACCTACAACCGCCTGGAAAATGGCATTTCGGTGATCGATATCGACGTGCGCACCCAAAAGTTCGTACTCAACGGTGTCGACATTCTTGGCGATGCCCGCCGCGCTGTCCTGATGCCTTAAGGATTACTGCGCTCTAAAGCGGGCACAAGCAATGTGGGAGCCGGGCTTGCCCGCGATGCAGGCAACTTGGTTTGCCTGCGGTACCGAGGCGATGCCATCGCACGCAAGCCAGCTCCCACATCACTTGCGTCCAGCTTGGAACGGTGGTGTTTTCATACAGTTTTAACAAGGAATTGTCCCATGGCCTGGATGCCACCGCTGCACCACCTGCTCTCGCCGATCACCGCCGACACCGGCGCGACGATCCAGCAGGTTCAACTAAAACCGTTGTTCTACGCGGCGCAAAAAGATGCGCTGGCCCGGGCCGGTGATGACGAGGACGACCAGTTTTTCGAACTGGCGAAACTTGCCACCGGCCTGTCGGAAAAAGAGCTCGACCAACTCAAACGCCCGGACTACGTGAGCATTTCCCAGTACGTGCATGAGATGTCGACGCGTCCTGCGTCGTTCTTCCTGAATGAACAGAACGCCACAACTCACGACCAACCCGTCCAACTGCTATTGCCTCTGGATGCCGCCGGCCGAACCCTTGCCGAACTGCCCCTGGAAATGCCGGCGCTGCGCGCTACCAAGGTGATGAAAAAACTCGCCACTAACAAAGAGCGTGCCGAGTTCATCACCGCTCATTGCACCGGCCTGATGATTCCCGACCTGGCCGGTTTGACCGTGCCCGACTGGACCGAACTGCAGGAGCGTATCGACGATTTTTTAAATCAACCGGCGGACTTCTTTCGGAGCGCGACATCGAAGTAATCCTCGATGTGGTGCCGCTGATCTACTCAGTCAATGAGGCGGAAATCCTCGACTGGGACGCCGGAAAAGCATTGCGCCGCTACGACATCGCGATCACACGCCTTGGCGTTAAACAGGAGTAAGCGGGATGCAGGACCAGTATTCGCTCGCGTATGCCCTGGTCAAGGATGGCCAGGGTGTATTCAGCAACGCAGACGCCGCGAAGGGTGCCGCTATTGTCAAGCCAGGCGCTTTGGCGTCTGAAAGCCTGGCAGAGGCGGCGCCAGTGTCCACGACAAGCTTGGCGCTGACCAACGCAAGCTTTGCTCTCGGTGGTCTATCGCTGTCGCTGGGGTTACTGCGCGATAGTGTGGACGCGCTTGAAACCGCCTTGTCGCAGCTTGAATCGGTGGACATTGAGCCATCCAGAATCAAAAACCGGAACGAACAGAGGGTCACGACTGATGTTAAGTCGAGCACATCGCAAGATCTGCGCCTGACCCATGAATCCATGATGCTGCGCGAGGTAAAGAGTCTCGATCCGGTCGCCGCCTTTGAACAATCGTTTGCTGCGCCCGTCACCCGGGAAAAGACGCTGACGGAACTGCGTGAGGCGTCCTCAAAGAGTGAAGAGCGGCTTTCCACGACGCTTGAGCCCGCGCCGCTGTGGGGTGAAAAAGCGTGGCTGAGCGCCAAGGCCGGTGTGATGGACCGCGCCAACGCCTGGGCCGGTCAATCGCCGGCTGCAGCCACCGCTCTCAAATCCGCTGAGGCGGTGATTTCACCTGTGATGAGCGGCTTTTTTTCGGGCTTGGGAGACACGATCAAAACCCGAGTGACTGGCAACTTGGTCGACGTGACGCTGGGCAAGCTGCCTGGGGTGGCTGGCAAACTGTTCAAGAGCGACGGCTTCGAAAAGGATAAATCGTGCTGCTGCTCCTGCGCTGCCCAGGCCCCATTGAGCAGTCGCCGCGTTAGCCGCAGAGGCGCTTCTGGCGGGAAGAGGAATCCCCAGAGGAGCAAGTCGCAGAAACGACAAAAGACCCGAAACCCGCAAAGGAACCAGGGCGCGCAGAGTAAACAGGCGCCTGCGGCAAAGCGCGCATCCACTCGGCTTGCCGCCCTGAGAAGCGGCGGTGTGATGGCAACGCTGCGTAGGGTGTCCGAGCGCATCGCCACGTCTTTTCCCGCAGCTCAGTCGAATGGCTTCCATGCCGGAGCGGCCACACAAGGTTTGCAACCGCGTGGCACCCCGGTTAACAGCCAGACGAATCACACTGATTTCCGGCAACCGGCCCCAGCTCCGGGGCTGAATGACGCCTTGGAGCGCAGGCACGTACCCATGCCTTCGCAAGCTCGCGCACCTGCCCAGCCGCACGCGCAGATATCCGAACGTGGGCGTTCGGCCATGCCTGCGGTTCACTCGGCAAGAATACCGGCCTCCGGGTTGTTGGGAGTGATGAGTAAACTGGAGTCAGTCGGTGCCCGCCGCCTCGGCCCGCTGAAGTATGTGGACACCGCCATGGACGTGGTCCAAGGCGTGCGCCAGGGTGATGCCAACGCTGTGGCGGCCGGCCTGAGCACCGCCGGTGGCGCCTGGGCCGGCGCGTCCGCTGGCGCCGCGATAGGCACGTTGATCTTGCCTGGCGTCGGTACCGCAGTCGGTGGCGCCATCGGCGGCTTGCTCGGCAGCGAAGCGGGCAGTTGGCTCGGAGACAAACTGTTCGGTGCAGATGATCGCCTGCCGGCGCCAAACGCGCTGAGCAAGGAACTCAACAGTGCGCGTACCGATAACGTCCAGGTCACGATCTCGCCAAGTATCCAGATCACTGGCGTCAACCCCGCCGATGCGCAGCAAGTCGTCAACCAGGTGATCCAGGCCCTGCAATTTCAATGCGTGCCAATGGTCACCGATTCCCTCGGCATCCGGCGCAACGCGGCCCTGACCGATCCCCCAGGAGGTGATTGATGCGACAACAAATGGTGCTCGGCGATTTTATCTTTGGTTTGTCTCGAGGCTTTGCCTACTCATCGTTGATCCGCAACAGCGACGGAGGCTGGAGTGACCTGGCGATTATTGCCAGCAAGCCCCAGTCACGGCAGAACGGCCAGAAGCTGGAAAAACTCACGTTCAGCGGCACGGCCATGTACGCCATCGGCATGCAACGCCTGGACGAATTGCGCGCACTGCAGAATACGCGGACGCCGTTGCCGCTGGTCGATGGCATCGGCCGTAACTGGGGGCTGTGGCGGATCAATTCGGTGGTGGAAACCCAGGGCAACGTGATCGACGACGGCACCGCCATGGTCATGACCTGGACCCTTGAGCTGGAGGAATTCGTCAATGCGTAGAGTGCGAAGTATCGCCGGTGATTCGGTCAACCTGTTGCTCTACCGCGAGCTGGGCCGTTGCGACGACGCGGCGGAGGAAACCCTCTGGCGCTTAAACCCCGAATTGGCCGAATACGGCTCGGTATTGCCAGCCGGCATTTGGGTGATCGTGCCTGAGATGCAAGCTCGGCCAGCTGCCGTACGACCCGTTCTGGCGTGGGATTGAGGAGGGCGTATGGCACAAGGATTTACGCCGATCGTAGAGTTCTACGGCGCCAACGCGGCGCTGCTCAACCACCGCTTGATGCACTGGAGCCACACCGACGCCGCTGGCATCGAGACCGACCGTCTGGAACTGACGCTCAATATCGAAGGGCTTGAGGGCTTGCCCAGCCTCAGTGGCAAGATCGGCCTGCGCGTCGGTTATCAGGAAACCGGATTGGTGGAAAAAGGCGAGTTTGTCGTCACCCAACGAACCCCGGTGCTGTTTCCGATGCGCCTGATGATCGTGGCCACCGCCGCGCCCTTCAGCGTGGTGGATAAAAGCGGCTATCGACAGCGTCGTTCCGCCAGCCATGGGCCGACAACCCTGGGTGCATTGTTTCGCCAACTGGTCAGCCGTCACGGTTTTTCACCGCGTGTGGCACCGGCGCTGGACGGTATTGCGATTGAGCATATCGACCAGTCCAACGAAAGCGATATGGCCTTCATCACGCGCCTTGCCAAGCGCTACAACGCGGTCACCAAACCATTCAACGAGCTCTATGTGCTGGCCGAAGCGGGGCAGGCCAAATCACTCTCGGGTCAGCTATTGCCCGAAGTGAAGTTGTCGGTGACACAAGACAACCGCCCGGGTGACTACGCCTTTATCACCGCCAAGCTCGATGAAAAGTCGCGCTCCAAGTACATGGGCAGCCGCGTGACCTGGTGGGACGCCGCCGCCGGCAAGCAGCACGTGGTCCAGGTCGGGATTGCCCCGTTCAAGACCTTGCGCCAGGGCTGCCAGAACGAAGCCGAAGCCCGCGCCGTGGCTGAAGGCGAACTGCGCCGTGTGGGTCGTGAAGGTTTGAAATTACAGATCGATTGCCCAGGTAATCCATTACTCGCCGCCGAAGGGCTGCTCGTGCTGGATGACACCTGGCCTTCGTACATGCAGGGGCGTTGGTCGATTACCAAGGTCACCCACGTCGGCGACCCGGCGACGGGGTATCGCAGTTCGATCATGGCCAGTGGATTGGCGTCTTGATCGTCACCGCTGCGCACTGTTGAAGCTTCCCACACACCTGCCTACCCGACGCGATACAGGAACCAAGATGCCTATGAACGACGAAGATTTGGCCGCGATCAACCGCTTGATCGCCGCCCTGCAAACCCAGACCGATGGCCAGGTGGCGCTCAATGCGGCCATTCGACTGTTGGCCCAGAGCAACCAGGCATTGGTCGACGTGATCAAGAGCCGAGAGCCGGACCCGAATGCACCGCCTTACCTGGATGGCAAGCCGGCGCCCTGATCCCGTCTCGACCTGCCTTGTACGCCGCAGCACAACCGTTGCACCCCACAGCCCGCCTTCGCGGGTTTTTTATTGTTCATGGAGAACACTCGATGTCGATTCTTACCCAAGGTACCCAGATTTTTGCCCTCGTCCCGCCGGTCTCCGGCACCGGGCCCTACACCGTCCTGGAAATCGAGCACGCCACCTCGTTCGAACCGGGCGGCGCGCCGGCCGAGCAGATCGAAGACACCAGCCTCAATGCCGAAGAGCGCAGCTATAAGAAAGGTTTGCGCACCCCTGGCACGGCGAGCCTGGGCCTGAACGCCGACCCGACCAACGCCAGCCATATCCGCCTGCACCAGCTGTCTGAAGCCAAGGGCGATACCGGTGTGAAGTGGGCCGTGGGCTGGTCCGACGGCAAGGACGTGCTGCCAGCCGTCAACGCTAAGGGCGATGGCTTTGAGCTGCCGGCTACCCGCACCTGGTTCACCTTCGACGGCTACGTCTCGGACTTTCCGTTCAACTTCGCACTGAATGCAGTCGTGACCACCACCGTCACCATCCAACGCACCGGCGGCAGCGCCTGGATCAAGAAAGCCTGAGAGACGCCATGAACCTCAAACAACTGAAAGCCAAGGGCGGCATCGTCGATGGCCAGCCGGTGAAGAAAGACATCAGCTGGACGCACCTGGACAGCAAAACCGGCAAGGAAGTGACCGATACCTTCACGTTGCACATCCGCCGCCAGTCATTCGGTGTGATCGAGCGTCTGTTCAGCCAGGGCGAGTCGGCACAGAGCCGCAACGCCAGCTACCTCGCAGCCTCAGTGTCACTGGGCGCACAGGGCGATGAAGCGCTGAGTTACGACGATGCCTTCGGCCTTGAACCGTCATTGGGGTTCGTGATTCTCAATGCCGTCAATGAGGTCAATGGCACCCAGGGTGGTGGCGCAAAGAGCTGACGGCCGCCGATGAGTTCTGGCACGAACTGGTGCTGAACGGAGTGGGCGGCCGCACGATCGCCGAAGCCAAGGAACGCATGACCTACCACGAAGCCCTGGCCTGGGGGCGCTATATCGACCGATATGGCTCCCTGCACGCCGGTAGGCGGCTGGAGGCGGGCAGCGCGTTGGTAGCGCTGCAGACCCACCGGCTGGGCGGCGGCACGGCTGAGCTGATTGACTTCATGCCCCATGAGCTGCGCCGGGGTGTGTCACTCGAACGTGCGATGAACGAGTGGCGTTAAGGACGACGCCACTTTCCTTGAAACCCGTTTCGACGGGTTTTATCCATGACCCGGAGAAACCTATGGCAACTGCTTCCCAGGGTAATCTGACGCTCAACCTCGGCAGCCTGGAGCAGGCCCTGGCGAAGGCGTCACGGATTACCGAAAACAGCATGCGCGAGATGCAGCAGAAGATCGAGGACGCCGGCAAAAAGGTCAGCGCTTCTGCCGCAGCGGCGTTACAGGTCACATCCGGCCAGTTCAAGGCTTTTCAAAAAGCCTATGACCCGGCCACGGATGCGGCAGAAAAATTTATCCAGAAAAATGCGCGGTTGGTGGAGGTGCTCAAGCAGAGCCAGGGGGCGCAGAATGATTTTGGCGGCTCGTACACCGAGCGCGCGGGGCTTACGTTTCCGGCGGGTGGGGCGTACGCAGATGCTGTACCGAAGCCGTCGGGTGATGAAGCAGTCATGGCATTTCTGAACGATGAAAAGACCCGGCAGGTGAAAAGTAACTTCGCCGAAATGACGCAGTTGCTCGATGACTGGCGCCAGGGGGCGAGCAGTGCCTTCGAGGAGTATTCGAACAAGGCGGGCACTGCGGCCGAGCAATCCAAGGCAGTGTTCAGCAGTGCTTTCGAGAAGATGGACCAAGCGGTGCTGACGTTTGCAACCACCGGCAAATTCAACTTTTCAGATTTCGCCACATCGGTGCTCAAGGACATGGCTACGATGGCGGCGAAGACGGCGGCGTCCAGTGCGCTGAGTTCGTTGTTCGGGCTTGCCAGTTCGGCGCTCAGCGCCTGGTGGAGTGGGGGCGCACCCACCACGACTCAGGTCGGGCCTTATACAAACACGTTCAATCCGCAAATGAGTACCAATGGGTTGACGCCCTATGGGTCTCCTTTGAAGTTTGCCAAAGGTGGCGCTTTCACCAACTCCGTTGCAGCAGGGCCGACCGTGGCCCCCATGGCCCTCTTCGGCGAAGCCGGTCCCGAAGCCATCATGCCGCTGAGCCGTGGTTCCGACGGTTCCCTTGGCGTGCGCGCACTGGGCGGCAGCCAGACGGGCAGCACCAGCAGCAACCAAGTGGTGATCCAGCAAACCATCAACGTTGCCGACGGCCAAGGCTCAGGCACCGACACGAATGCCCAGAACGTCGCCCGAGCCTATGCAGGCTCTGCCCGCCAGGGCGCCGCCGAGCAGATCGCCCGTGACCTCAAGCCTGGCGGCCAAATCTGGTCGGCCATCAACGGTCGCTGACCACCAACGGCCTAAGCCGGGAGAAAACATGAGTACGGAAACTTTCACATGGGTGCCCAAGGTGGAGCCCGTCGGTAGCGTCGAGTTTCGCCTGAAGTCGGCCAAGTTCGGCGACGGCTACCAGCAAACGGCTGCCGATGGAATCAACAACAAGACCCAGTCCTGGCCACTGACGTTCGTGGGCGACGAAGCACGGATCACAGCGATCGTCGCTTTCCTGGACCGTCACGCCGGCGCAAAAGCGTTCAGTTGGACCGCGCCACTGGCAGCGCCTGCGTTGTATCGCTGCAAGGGGTATCAACCGACGCCAATGGGCGCCGGGCTGTACTCCCTGACGGCTACGTTCGAGCAAGCCTTCCACCCCTAGCGCCAACTGCGGCGCCCACACCCCGCGCCTGTGCGGGGTTTTCTTTGCCCGGAGAATCATATGCCCATCACTGCAGATATCCAGACCCTGGAGCCCGGGGCCTGGGTGGAGCTTTTCGAGCTTGACGCCACCACCCTCGGCGCCGAGCTGTACCGGTTTCACGGTTATCCCCAAGAGTCGCCTATCTTCTGGCAGGGCCACGAATATTCGCCTTGGCCGATCCAGGCCGAAGGCTTCGAAATGTCGGGGCAGGGCACCCAACCTACGCCAACATTGGCAGTGGGTAATGTCGGTGGATTCATCACGGCGTTGGTGTTGTATTTCGAAGATCTGGTAGGCGCGCGGCTGATCCGCCATCGCACTTTGGTCAAATACCTCGACGGCCAGCCTGAAGCCGACCCGGAAGAGGAGTTGCCGCCGGACGTCTGGTATGTCGAGCGCAAAGTCGCGGAAAGCAGCGAGACGGTGAAGTTCGAACTGGCCAGCGCGCTGGACTTCAATGGCGTGCAACTGCCACGTCGACAGATTGTCGCCAACGTGTGCTGGTGGCTCAGCTGTGGCGGTTACCGCGGCCCCTATTGCGGCTACAACGGCGGCCCGGTGGCAGATGCCAATGACGTGATCGTCACAGACGCGGCCAAGGATAAATGCGGTGGGCGGCTGACCAGCTGCAAGCTACGTTTCGGCGAGAACAACCCACTGCCCTACGGCTCATTCCCGGCAGCCGGACTGTTGCGGAGCTGAGCATGAACAAGACCAACCTGGCGGCGATTGCCCGGCACGCCGTGGCCGCGTATCCCCATGAGTGCTGCGGCCTGCTGATTCGTGAAGGGCGCAAGCGTGTGTATGTGCCGTGTCGAAATACGGCGAGCACGCCCAGCGAACATTTTCGTCTGGCGCCCGAGGACTACGCCGCCGCCGAAGAGCGGGGCGAGATCCTCGCAGTAGTGCACAGCCATCCGGATTGTCCAGCGACACCCAGTGAAGCAGACCGCGTGGCGTGCGAAGCCTCCGGGTTGCCCTGGCACATTGTTGAAGTACGCACCGACGACGACGGACAGGTGCGTACCGGTAAATGGGCCAGTTGCACGCCAAACGGCTACCAGGCGCCCCTGATCGGTCGTGCCTTCGCCCACGGCGTGCATGACTGCCTGAGCATCATCCTCGACTACTACCGCCGCGAGCTGGGCATCGAGCTTGGCGACTATCAGCGTGAAGACGGTTGGTGGGACAAGGGCGGCAACCTCTACCTGGACAACCTGCCGGCCGCTGGCTTCGTGCAGGTCAGCCAACTGCAACAGGGCGATATCGTGCTGATGCAGATCCGGTCGCCAGTGCCCAACCATGCCGCGATCTACTTGGCTGATGGTTTGCTGCAAAGCGAACCCGAGCATTACCCGGCTTCAGGTTCCATCCTGCACCACCTGTATGGTCGCGATAGCAAGCGCGATACCTACGGCGGCTATTGGGGCGAGGTGACGGTCAGCTATTGGCGACATGGCCTGCGGGCCAAACACTAACCACATCGGCGGATCATTCGCCTGGAGGATGTCATGCATCATGAAAAAGTCAGGACGGTGCGCCTCTACGGCAGCCTGGGCGCGAGCTTCGGGCGTGTGCATCGGCTGGCGGTGAGCAATGCTTCGGAAGCGATCCATGCGCTGTGCATTCTGGTGCCGGGGTTCGAGCGTTTCTTGATGGAGTCCAAGGACCGGGGCGTGACGTATTCGATTTTCCTGGGCCGCGACAACATTGGCCAGGATCGCCTCAAGGCACCTCCAGGCGCTGCGGATATCCGTATCGCACCGGTGCTGATGGGCAGCAAGCGCGCAGGGTCGATGCAAACCATTATTGGCGTGGCGCTGATTGTGGCTGCGTCGTACTTCTCTGGCGGTCTGGCCTCGGGCAGTTCCTCTGCCTTGATCGGTGCTTCATCCACCACCGGTTGGACCTTCGCCGCGAGCATGGGGATTTCCATGGCCATGGGTGGCGTCGCGCAGTTGATGTCACCCATGGCCAAAGGCCTGGGCACCATGGATCGTCCGGAAAACCGTGCGAGTTACAGCTTCAATGGGCCGGTCAATACCAGCATTCAAGGCAGCCCGGTGGGTCTGCTTTATGGTCAGTTGACGGTAGGCAGCGCGGTAATCAGCGCGGGCATTTATGCACAGGACCAACTATGAGGAAGATTGCGGTGACTCCCGATTCCCCAACTTGCGTGCCAGCCATACAACAAGCCGCCACTGAAAAGGTGCGCACGGTTCGTCTGTATGGCGTGCTGGGTGCGCGCTTTGGCAGAGTGCATCGATTGGCGGTCAGTAGCGTTTCAGAAGCCATCCGGGCCCTGAGCATCCTCCTGCCTGGCTTTGAACGTTTCCTGATGGAATCCAAAGACAACGGGCTGACCTATTCGGTGTTCATGGGCAAGCAAAACATTCCCCAGGAGCGCCTCGGTGCCCCTGTCGGCAATGACGACATCCGCCTGGCGCCAGTGCTGATCGGCAGCAAGCGCGCAGGTGCCCTGCAGACCATTGTCGGTGCGGTGCTGATCGTCGTTGGCGCGATTATCACGGGCGGCACCTTTGGTGCTGGCGCACCGTTTGGTTCGAGCCTGATCATGATGGGCGCTTCCATGGTAATGGGCGGGGTAATGCAAATGTTGTCACCCGTGCCCAAGGGCCTGGCGGCGCAAGATGGCCCCAACAACCGCGCCAGCTACAGCTTCAACGGACCGGTCAACACCAGTGCCCAGGGCAACCCGGTAGGCCTGCTTTACGGCCAACTGATCGTCGGCAGCTCGGTGATCAGCGCCGGGATCTACACCCAGGATCAACTCTAACGTTCCTGCTCTTCAACCAGCCCGCCGAGTGCGGGCTTTATTTCGCCTGAAGGAAAGCCATGACTGACCTCACTCTCGCTGGCAGCAAAGGCGGCGCGTCCAAGCCCCGCCCCTCCGTGGAGGCGCCAGACAGCCTGCAAAGTACGGCCTATGCCCGTATCCTCGATCTCGTCAGCGAAGGCGAGATTGTCGGTCTGAAAAACGATAAGCGCTCGGTGTTTCTCGACGAGACCCCGTTGGCCAACGCCGATGGCAGCCTCAACTTCAGTGGCGTGACCCTCGACACCCGCAATGGCAGCCAGGACCAGACCCATATCCCGGGTTTCCCTGCGGTGGAAAACGAAAGCCCGGTGTCAATCGAGCTGCGCAGCGACCAGCCCTGGACCAAGTCCTATTCCAACCTGCAACTCTCCGCAGTACGGGTTCGCCTGGCCGTCACGCGGTTGTCGCAGACCAACACCAGCAATGGCGACACCAACGGTTATACCGTGCAGTACGCCATCGACCTGTCCACCGATGGCGGTGCTTTTACCGAAGTGTTGGCGGCCGCGTTCAGCGGCAAAACCACCACCAAGTACGAACGTTCCCACCGCGTTGACTTGCCCCCTGCGAAAGTCGGCTGGACCCTGCGCGTGCGCCGGATCACACCGAATTCCACCAGTGGCGCGATTGCCGACACCACCACTGTGGAGTCGTCCACCGAGGTGATTGACGCCAAGCTGCGCTATCCCGGCTCGGCACTGATCGGCTTGCAATTCGACGCCGCGCAATTTCAATCGATCCCCTCGCGCTCCTTCGAACTGCGTGGGCGAATCATCAGGGTGCCAAGTAACTACGATCCGCAAACCCGCGTATATAACGGCGTGTGGGACGGTACGTTCAAATCCGCCTGGACCGACAATCCGGCCTGGATCTATTACGATCTGCTGTTGCACCAACGCTATGGGCTCGGCCACCTGCTCAACGCCGGCCAAGTGGATAAGTGGGAGCTGTACCGCATCGGCCAGTACTGCGACCAACCGGTGTCCGACGGCAAGGGCGGTACCGAGCCGCGCTTCACCTGCAACCTGTACCTGTCGGTACGTGCCGACGCATTGAAGGTGCTGCAAGACCTGGCGACCACGTTCCGCGGCATGTCCTATTGGGGCGCAGGGTCAGTGATGGCGGTGGCGGATATGCCGGAAGACCCGGTCTACACCTACTCCAACGCCAACGTGATCGGCGGCCAGTTCATCTATGGCGGCTCGGCGAAAAAGACCCGCTACACAGTCGCCCTGGTCAGTTGGAATGACCCGACGGATTTCTATCGCCAGAAGGTGCAATACGTCGACGACGCCGAAGGCATCGCCCGCTATGGCATCCAGCAAACCGAAATCAGTGCCACCGGTTGCACCTCCCAGGCGCAAGCCCAGCGCATCGGCAAATGGGCGTTGCTCACCAACCGCCTGGAAACCGAAAGCGTGACTTTCACGGTTGGCCTCGACGGCACCCTGGCGCGGCCCGGCCAGATCATCCGCGTGGCCGACAACGACCGCGCCGGCCGCCGTATTGGCGGGCGCCTTCGCGCGGCGACCCTCGACACCCTGACCCTGGATGCAGAAGTTACGGCAGCCGCAGGTGACACCATCACCCTGGTGATGCCCAACGGCAAGGCTGTATCCCGGGAGGTCAAGTCCGTCAGCGCCGCAGGTGCGGATGAGCAGTTGGTTGTGTTGCAAACCAAGCTCGACGAACTGCCCCCGGTCCAATCGATCTGGGCCATCGACTCCGCGACCCTGGCTTTGCAACAGTTCCGCGTGCTGTCGATTTCCGAAGACTTTTCGGATGACGAAATCAAATACAGCCTCAGCGCGGTCAAGCACGTGCCGAGTAAATTTGCCGCCATCGACAACGGCGCCAAAATCGACAGCCCACCTATCACCGTGATCCCGCCGAGCGTGCAAGTGGCCCCGACCGGCGTGACCGTCAGCAATGACCATTTCGTCGAGCAGGGCAGCGCGGTCAATGTCATGACCATCGAGTGGCAGCGGGCGGCCAATGCCATTGCCTATGAGGCTTACTGGCGCAAGAACGACGGTGAATGGGTCTACGCTGGCCGCACGGGTGGTAGTTCTATCGAGGTGTCCGCCATTTATGCCGGGCGTTATGTGGCCAAGGTGCGGGCGATCAACGCGTTGGACATTGGCTCGTTATACAGCGAGTCGGTGGAGACCGTGCTCAATGGCAAGACGACCTTGCCGCCGACCGTGGCCGCGCTGACAACTGAATCATTGGTCTTTGCGATCAAGGTGAAATGGCAGATTCCGCAGGGGGTGAGCACGGCGGATTTGCAGCGTACAGAAATCTGGTATGGGAAAACTTCCGACCTGGCACTGGCGACCAAGTTGGGGGATTACGCGTATCCGCAGACTGATTTGACCATGATGGGGCTGGCGGCGGGGACGTCGTTGTTCTTCTGGGCGAGATTGGTGGACCGTACCGGCAATATCGGGCCGTGGTTTCCAACTGGGGCAGGAGTAAGGGGGCAGGCCAGCGCGGATGCTGCGCCGATCCTGGATCTGATTGCCGGGCAGGTAGGCGAGACAGAACTGGGCAAACATCTCCTTGAGCGCATCGAGTTGATTGATGGAGGCGGTGTTGGTTCGGTCAATCAGCGTTTGGACAACGCCCGCGAAGAGCTGACGGGGCTGGTCGACCAGATCAGCGGTGCAGTGTTGTATGACGCTTCGAAAACCTACGTCGTGGGTGATTTTGTACGCCAAGGCGATCGTCTGTATCAAGCGCTCAAAGCCGTACCGGTTATGAATGCTCCGCCGAGCGCCACCTTTTGGCTGGACATAGGCTCTCTCCTGCAAACCACCAATGCTCTGGCGACGCAGATCCAGCAGAATAAAACCGCAATCGAAGTGGTTGATGGCAAGGCCACTGCGCAAGCTCAGAAGCTCGACAGCGTGCGCAGTCAGATTGATGATCCGGCCAGTGGGTTGACGGCTACGTCGACCGGATTGAGTGGGCTCAAAACTCAAGTCGCGACTGTGGATGGCAAGCTGACAAGTACCTCGCAAAAAACAGATGGGGTATACGCCCAGGTTAATCCGAAGTTGTCTGGCGATGACGTAACTTCGTTTGCCGGCGATGATCTTTCGATGGCGGGGACGTGGTCGGTGCTGTCGGCCATTGCCGAAGGCGACAGTGTCCAAGCGATGAAGACCGACGCCCTTGAAGTGCGGTTAAACCAAGCTCAAGCGAGTGTTTCCCAAGTGGACACTGCTTCAGCGACTCGCGATGAAGCGCTTGCCTTGCGGGTAACCAGGCTGGATACGCGATTCAAGGACAACTCCGCTTCCATTGAATCGAAATTAACTACCCTGGCTTCGGCCGACAGTACGCTCGCTCAGAGTATCGATACCGTTCAGGCTAAAGTTGCACAGCAATCAGTCAGCATACAAACAAACGCAACCGCGATTGCAGACACAAGGGGAAAACTGGCAGCCAATTGGTCTGTGCGAATGCAGGTGGCGGCTGAGGGAGGCTATAAGTACGCGGGGATCGGGCTAGGTTTGGAGGGCGGCGCGTCAGGTGTATTGGAAAGTCGGTTTATTGTTGCCGCTGACAGTTTTGTCATCCTCAACGGGGAGCGTGGAACTAGCCCGTTTGCAGTCAGTGGTGATAAGACTTATATCAAGTCTGCGTATATCCAGGATGGCTCTATCAATATGCTGAAAATCGGAGACCAACTTAAGTCTGATAACTATGAGGTGGGTAAGACGGGTTGGAAACTGAGTAAGGACGGTGGAGTAGAGTTCAATGGTAACGTTGAGGGCGGCGGTCGGCTTACCATGACCAACCAGTTGATTCAGATATTTTACGGTAACGGTAAGTTGTGCCTGCGTGCAGGTATCTGGTCATGAGTGCTGGAATAGAGGTCTATGGTCCAACGGGGGCTCTTTATATGGACGGTACTGGGCGCTACGGACGTGTGATTGATATATTCCAACCATCACTTGGTACGGGAAGCAAAATGTACCCTGATATTGAAGAGGCCAGTTTGGATTTCGCTTACTTTCAAGGCGACACCCAAGTCTTGACCGTTTGGAAGAGCGGACAGTCCATCCATTGGCGATTAGATGACGCCTACTATGCTGGTGGCTTCTCCGGATCACGACTTCTTGTAGTGGTGGCATTCTGATGAGTGGCTTCGAGGTTTTAAATAATAAAGGGTTTAAGGTCGCTGGGTCGGATTATCCAAATCTGGTGCTTTACGGGAAAACTACATTAGTTACCCAGAATTTCAATATAAACGGTCCTGGTTTTAACTTTGTCAGTTATGTCGGCAGTGCTGAAGTTCCTCAGGATGGAAGTGCGCTACGCTTTTATAGATCACCGGATGGTCATCATATGATCGAACAGGGAGGACGGATTTTTTCTGATGTCGTCGGCGCTTCTTTTGAATGTTACTCGTTTGGACCTGTAATGCCTAACCCAGGAAAAAATGGTCTCGAAGTCTACAACGAAAGTGGCGAACTCAAGTTTTCGACTGGACGGCCATTTCTTAAGCTTGCCGGAGTGTTTATTGACCCCTATGTGTCAGTTGCCACTGAAGACCTGCCACCGCCTTACCAATATCAGACGGACTATACAGAGGGCGCCAGGAAGCTGGCGTTCCAGTTCTCCAATGCGCATTACTATTACCGTCTGGTACGAGCGTCGGGCAGGAACTATAGCGCCAGTTACAACAGTGTTCGGATCGCCTGCCTTTCAACTGATGGGAAATTCAAATGCAAATATATGACCAAGTATCAATGGACTCACGCATGGGCGGTCGCTCGGGTCTGGCAGATTCCAAATCGGGGCGCTCCGCAGAGAATGTTGATCGCTGACGTGACTGGTCTATAGGGGCTTGGTTGTCATTGTCTCTGAAGGGGGCAGAGTCGTTGAGCGACCCCGCCATTTTTTGGTTAATTGTCTAATTGCAAGGGCCGCCGTTGCGGCGTCTGGAGATGTATATGTCACGACAAGAAATATTGCTGGGCGCGTTACCCACCGGTATTGGAGGTGATACTCCGCGTGGTGCAAACGTCAAGATTAACGCCATGATGACCGAGCTTTATGCGCGTGATGCGCTGCTGGGCACGGCGGCGAACCGAAACACGACACCTGACGGCGACGTCAGGCCGTTTAACCAGAATGTCTTGAAATACGGGGACTGGGGGCTTTCAGGGCATCCCGTGGTGATGGCCGATACCGCCAGCTTCAACGATTGCATACGAACCGGGAATTATATTTTCGGAAACGGAGGACTGGACGGTCCGGGCGCTAAGATCGAAGGTATGACGTATTGTTACGTCATGGTGGTTGGGGCCAGTGATGGGTCGTTCTGTTCTCAGGAAGCCATTGCGCTCAATGGGCCGGGGCGCTCTACGCGTTTTCTGTGGGCAGGCGTCTGGAGCCCGTGGAAGCAGGTGCTGCAGGCCGGCGATTTTGGTTTGGGCGGCAACGTTGTTCTGTATGTCAAGAATATCGATGACAGGGCCCAGCGAGGTCGCTACTACGTTCACGCTGACGCGCCAGGTACTCGGCCTCCCGGTTACACCTATGGAGTCCTCGAAACGTTTGGTTATACAGGCGATTCTGTGCATCAGGTCTGGACCGTCATCATCGGTGGTACCGCAGCGGTCAGTAAACCCACTTGGACTCGCTGCGTATATGGCGACGGCAACTGGTCACCTTGGCGGCTGGTATATGACCAGTCAACAGCGGTAGGCACGGTCGGCTTCAGCGCAGCGGCAGGAGGGCGTGTACCGGCAGGCGCGTTGATGGAGTCAGGCGGCGTAACGGATGGAGACGGAAGCATCCACCAATGGCACAAGTTTGCCACCGGTTTGATGCTGTATTCAGTGCAATACAATCGAGGTACGACAGCGGCCTTGCCGATAACTATCGCCTTGTATTTACCTTTTGTGGGGTACGCCAGTTGTACGCCTAACCAGATTCCAAGTCATGCCTGGACAACATTGAAGGGATACGCGACCGGATCCAGCTGTGTGATTTATCCGGATCAGACGTTGCCCCAGTCATTTATCGTGAACATGATAGGGATGTGGGGATAATGAAGATCCAGTTCATTGCGCAACAACGTCTCGACAGCGTGAAGTATCGACGTGTCGGGCCGTATCAAATTGAAGTAAACGGCGAACTGTTCGATTTCTCCCGGATGAAGGCCGGGGACGAACTAATTGCGCCGATCGCGGTGAAAAGCTCATGGTTTGCGCACCGTGTCAGCGTTGAAGATGAACAACTTTGCTTATCGCTGTTTGTTCCTGTTGTGTCGGGGTTTAATTTCGATGGAGTTCATCCTGTTGATATGACGATTGACCAGAATGGGATGATCGAAGTGCCGGAATTCAAGGAGGTTGACCGTGACCATTGAAAATATCGATTGGTCGCAACTGACGACTGCTCATGCAAGGGCTGACGTGCTGTTGCAACCACTCATAGAGGCGCAGGCTATATGGCGGGCAGCGGAAATGGCATTTATTGCTGATCAATTGATCGCGCTGGAAGACGTTGATCCTGATGCTCTTCCAGGCACAGATCGCCAATGGCGTGACTACCGCACCCAGGTGCGCAGATGGACGCTGGGCGCCGAAGGCTATCCAGCTATAGAGTTGCGCCCGCGCCGTCCTACCTGAGCGATACGTTTACCCATAAAGCCGCCTTTGAGCGGTTTTTTATTGCCCTGACTATGGAGAGTCCAATGGCACGCCAAGAAATCAATATTGGTGCGGCACCTACTGGCGTGGGCGGTGATACCCCACGCAGTGCGAGCATCAAGATCAATGCAATGACCCAAGAACTGTTCGCCCGTCAAGCTCAATTGGGAACTGCCGCTACTCAAAACGTAGTCACCGCCAGTGATGATTTTACCCCAGGTCGGGTGGCCATGATGGGCCATGCAGGCTGGGGCGCCGAGCCCATTCCGAAACAGCCCACCGACGATGCCAATGAATTGCCACGCGTCAGCGGGCTGTTTCAGTTCGGTAATGGCGGTGTCAACTTGCCCAACCCATTTGTGCAGATCCTGCAGGTTGCCAACTCGGGCGGCTATGTTTGGCAAACCGCGAAAGCCATGCTTGATGAGTCAATTTTTACGCGAGGTCGACGTGGGGATGGCCTGTGGTCTCCATGGCGTGCCGAAATCAATACGTCGGTCTTCGCCCTGGGATTCGGACAAGGTGTGACACCGGGCGAGTTGATAGGACTGTCGTCAGCCCAAACCGCCTCGCCCAATAAAGCCAACACCGGCCTGTACAGCTATTACAACCACCCCGACGGTGTACCGGGCTTTGGTGCGATCAGTGTGCTTTCACAGGCCTGGGGACATGATCCGCAATGGCGCGCGCAGTTGTCGATGGCCGTATCGGGTGATGGTATTCACTTTCGCCAGTTCAGCGTGAACCCAGGCGCAACTGCGCCCAATTGGCGCAGCATTTTGCATAACGGCAATGCAATTTCCGGGGTGTTCGACGCCGGCCCGTCAGGCGTGTTACCGATCAACTCCGGGCTCATTGAGCGGGGCGGCACGCTTGACAATTGGTATTTCCGTTTCGCTGGCGGCCTGCAGATATGTCAGCAACGTTTTACCGGCTACACCGCAGGTGTTGCGCGCAATGTGGGATGGCTGGCGGGGTTCGCAGATACGCCTGTGGCGGTTTTCCACAGCGTTTATCCATCGGTCAACTGGGACACTACCGCCAGATCCTATGGTAATGCAGGTTCCTATTTCTTTTTGTCCGACCAAACCCTTAACAACATCGTGACGATGACTGCAATCGGGAGATGGCACGCATGATCATTCACCACGTTCCATTTCGACCTATCGGTATCGCGACGCCGACAACGGCTTTTGTAGACGGAGAAACACTGATCGTGAATGACCAGAGGATTGATCTTTCAGCGATCCCTGAAGGTATGACCCTGCCCATGGCGGCGATCGAGCATGATTTATTTGCCGGGCCAGTCAGTCGGCGTAAAGGTGAGATTGAGTTGACTCTGAAACTCGCCGTCAACGCGTGTGCGCCTGCCTATATGTGGCAGAGCGGAAGGCTCCAGGTATCGGCCGGTCCCGTTCCTTTTCCGCTTGAGCCTGTGGAGCCCCCTTTCCAGGCAGCCCAATCGCAGGAGCGTAAATACGATGTTTGACCTGACGAAACTGGAGAAAACCCAGACCCCGCAAGACGTCAAGGCGCAAGCGGATTCTCGCGAGGCGCTGGCTTATCTGGCTTCTACTGACTGGTATAGCCTGCGGTTCATGGAGGATAAAACGCCGGTGCCTGAGGCAATTCTGGCGGCGCGTGCGGTGGCTCGTAGAAAGGTCATCACATGACCCTTGACCAGCTCCGGCAAGTGTTTCCCCACGCCGGCACTCAAGCGAGCGTTTTCACCTCGGCCCTCAATTCAGCAATGTTGAATCGGCAAATAAACACGTCCAAACGCATCGCCGCCTTCCTCGCCCAGATCGGCCACGAATCCGCCGAATTGCGCTACGTGCGCGAGCTGGGCAGCGATCACTACCTCAGCAAGTACGACACCGGCACCCTGTCTGCCCGCTTGGGCAATACACCGGTGGCGGATGGTGATGGGCAGAAGTACCGGGGGAGGGGGCTGATTCAGGTCACGGGACGGCGCAACTACCTGGCGTGCAGCCAGGCACTGTTTGGCGATGATCGCCTGCTGCAGCAACCGCAGTTGCTTGAACAACCCCAATGGGCCTGCGAATCCGCCGCCTGGTTCTGGCAAACCAACGGCCTCAACGAATTGGCCGACAAGGACCAGTTCACCACGATTACCCGGCGTATCAACGGCGGCCTGAACGGCCTGCAGGATCGCGTGCAATTGTGGGAACGGGCAAAGGCAGTGCTATGCGTTTCCTAGGCTGGTTGCGCTGGGTCGGCATTTGCCTGCTGCTTGCGCTGGTGTGGCAAGTGCAGGCCTGGCGCTATGGTGCGCAGCTTGAGCAGCAGGCGGCGGGTCATGCGCTGGCACTTGGTCAGCAGCGCCAGGCCGCGTTCGAACAGCAACAGGCAGAACAACAAAAACGCCTGGCCCTGGAGCAACAGCTCAACGCCAGTGACCAACAACACACCCAGGAGTTGAGCGATGCCCAACGTAACCAAGCTGCTCTGCGCGACCGCCTGGCCACTGCTGATGTGCGGTTGTCAGTCCTTCTCGACGCCACCGATCCCGCCGGCGGCGCGCTTGTGCCCGCCTGCGCCACCCCCGGCGGCGTGGTTCATGCAGCCCCACGAGCCCGACTTGACCCGGCGCATGCTCAGCGAATTATCCGCATCACCGACGACGGCGACAACGCCCTGATCGCCTTGCGTGCCTGCCAGGCCTATGTGCGGGCCGTCGCGCGTTAG